CCCGCCTCCGGTAGATCGCATTGGCTGGCTGTCTCGAAGTCGCACCAGAAGATCATCCCCTCTCTCCCCTCAGCGCGGCGCGGGCAGCGCGGAGGTGGACAACTCTTAGTGGCGGTTCTGCGCCAAACATTATCGGGTAGTCGTCCACATAATCGTGAAAGACATTGGCCTTGTCAGCAAAAGGTTTCAGCGCCGCCTCAAGCTCCGCGATGCGGGCGCAGTAATCCTTACTGATAGCTTCTTCTGCGATGGCGAGGGAATCGATGGCGGCGTCGAATACATCGCCCGATTGAACATTGTCGCTGGGGATGTGCGTTGACACAGCCACTACCATCTTATCAATCAGCTTCTCGCGTTCTTCGTCCGTCATCACTTATTCCCACTCAATGCGGCGCGGGCGGCGAGTATTTCTGCAACAGTTAATTGATTGCACTGTTCAATCGAATCGTGAGCGTTATGATAAGATTCTATCCAATAGTCCATGTCTGCAAGAGGCGTAAGCGCCTCCTCAAGTTCCGCGATGCGGGCATCCTTCTCCGCAATCTCCTTCGCCTGCGCTTCGAGCGCGTCGGCGGCTTCTGGGCCATCAGGGTTGAGCGGGCAGATCACCATGTTACCGAGACGCTTGGTTAGAGAGCGCAGTCGCTTTTTAAGTTCGCTGTAGTCTGTCATCTTACCATCCCTTCCAGCCGCATAGGGCGACAATGCGCCCCGGTTTGCTTTTCTTCCACTTAGGCACTTCCGGCGCGACCCGCTTGGTGTTCGCCGCGCGGACGGCCGCGATACGCTTCTCTTCGTTACGCTGACGACGCGCCTCGATTTCTTCCGGCGTCAGCTTCGCCTTCGCCCGGTCGCGCGCCTTCTGATTGTTACGCGCACGCATCGCCAGATACTTCTTGCGATACTCAGGATCCTCTGCGCAGCGCTGTTTGATCTTGGCGTAGTCGGTCATTTCAGCCCTATGCCTTGCTTCTCTTTCGCCCGCGCCAGCGCCTTACTCGCTGCGTTCGGGCTACAGCCCATCGCCTCGGCGATCTTCAGAACGATAAAACCCTTACAATGCAGCGCCCACGCCTTCGCCTCGCGTTCCGTCAACTCATCTGTGAGTTTGATACATGGGCGCGGCTTTGGCTTTGGTTTTTCTTCTGCGACAACGGGCTCAGGCGGCAGGTCAGGCCACGGCTCGTAGTCCGGCTGGCGGTCCAGCCATTGGACGCGCGGCAGCGTCAGCAGGATCTGTCTGCGTGCGAACGTGCCGTATTTCGGGTTAGATGCTTCCGTATATCGCGTGATGTATTTTGACTGCGTTTTCATCTTACTTTCCCCGGAAGAAGACGGGGGCCGAAGCCCCCGCCTCATATCAGCTACGACGACGACGCCCCGTGTCGGCCTCAGCCACCTCTTCGACCGGCCCGTTAAGGCTGATCCAGTCCGTGACCTCGAACACAGGCGTGAAGACCCGTCCATAGCTCTTGTGCTGGTAATGATCGGTACCAAGTTTTACCAGTGCGACAGAGTTGTCAGGATCTTTCTCAACCTGCTCGGCGACCTTTATAGCAAGCGCGTGCATCGCCTTCTTCCCGCCGACCGCAGTCGTTGTGAAGCGTGCCTGCACGTCCTTGTCTTCGCCGCTGATACATTTCAGACTCATACCGACCTGCGGTTCCCAACCACGCTTCGCATTCGGCGGCGGGGGCTCCAGCTCCGGCAGCTCTTCAGTGATCGGGAACATATGCTCGCCAAGCACCTCGCCTTCGCCCCACGCAATGTAGCCGTGGATAAAGGACAAAGGATTGACCGCCCAGATACCGCTGCGGTCGATCTCGGTCTGGTCCGCACCGTAGACCCAGTGACCCGTCTTATCCATCTTCAGGATAACACCCGGTCCTGACGCGGCCTCGTCGGCTGTCTTACGCAACGCAGCCGCTAACGACGCGGCTGTGGGAAGGTTGGCGTTACCGAACTTTACGATATTAGTCATACTACTTCACCTCTAGTTTAGAGAAGGCCCGACGGATGTCAGAGCCTAGCGTAACCACGGCAGGCCGGGGATCACTGTCCGGCGCTATCGTGTTACCTGTTGAGATGGAAACGAAGAGTTCCTTCGGCAGTTTGCCGCAAATCTTCTCGACCTGCGCAGGACTCTTCAGTTCCATCAAATCCTCGGCAGCAAATCCCATTTCTGCAAGAGTGCTTCTTGCCTTGTCAGGATCGGCCCATTGTCTAGTGGCTCGCTTGGGGACGAGCTTCCATCCATCGACAGGCGCTTTATTTTCCAACATGGTCTGCGCAAGCGCGCGAACGCTTTTCGCCCATTCTTCCGCAAGTATCGCCATTGCCAAAGCATTGTGCATCTTCTCCGGGTCGATTGTCTTAACCTTCGTCGAGATCGCGCGCTCCAACTGTCCCGTGATCGCAGGGCACGTCGGCTTCGCAGGACACCAGCGACAATGATCGCCGTGCTTCAACGGCGCGTCGGGACGGAACGACATCTGCACGGCGTCGAACAGCGTGCGCTCGAACGCCTTTACGCGGCCGGGCGTTGTAAGCCATCGTCTTACATACGGCGGCTGGACGATAATAAGCTCTATCTCGTCCACGCCCTCAACCGCCCAGCGAGCCTCGGGCGTGCGCATAGCAGCAGCGGCGTAGAACAGAAGTTGATGGTTCTCTTCAGCGGATACAGGAACGCCGTCGCCAAACTTCCAATCTATGAATAACGCGCGATTGCGTATGCGACCAATGAGATCGCAACTACCAAAAACTCCGGCAAGGAATCCTCCAAAATGCACCGTAAGCTCAGTCTGGAACTCCAGCTCACGATTAGGGTCGATTTCGTTTAACGCGTCGAGAGCAAACTTCAGTTTCTCGTTATTGTCAAAGTCGTCCACCTTCATATCCAACGACAGGATCGCGTGCATCGCGTTGTGCAAACGCGTGCCTTCTTCGGCGTATGCGCTGGACGGGCTGGGCGGGACTTTGTCAACAAGCGCCCGTGAACCGGGGCAGTTGATAAGACGTTTGGCGGAAGATCCGCCGACGATAGCGCTGTGTGTCATTACCTTACCTTTCTTACAGCCGACCCTAGACAGGTTTGCGGAGTTGTGCAACAAATATTTTTATGCTGGAGAAAGAAATCGAGAGCTATTTCGTCAAGTCTGTGAAGGCGCTCGGCGGAATCGCATATAAATTCAACAGCCTGTCAAACCGGGGCGTCAGCGACCGCATCGTCGTGTTGCCAAACGGCGAGGCGTGGTTCATCGAACTGAAAACGGAGCGCGGGCGTCTGTCCGCGTTGCAGAAAATATTCGCAAGCGACATGCGCAGGCTCAATCAGAACTACGCGTGTCTTAATTCCATAGAAGCTGTGGACAGATGGACCTACGACCGTATCAACACGAAGCCGCTGACTTCCTCTTCGCTCACGACAGAGCCATGATCCTCGCGCCGGTCGGCGCGGGCAAGACAGCGATCACGCTTACAGCCATGTCGGACATGACCGCGCGCGGGCACTGCGACCGTTGGCTTGTGCTTGCCCCCAAGCGCGTCTGTCTGTCCGTCTGGCCAACCGAGGTCACGAAATGGGCCGATCATCTGAAACTGGCGGTTGCCGTCGGCACGCCGGCACAACGCAAGGCTGCGTTCGAATCAGACGCGGACATCGTCGTAACCAACTACGACAACATCCCGTCGATAGACCCGAAAGACTTCGACGGTATCGTCTTCGACGAGCTGACACGGCTGAAGAATCCGTCCGGTAAGCGGTTCAAATTCCTGCTGAAGATCCTCGATCAGTTCCAGATTCGCTGGGGGTTAACGGGCTCGTTCACTAGTAATGGCCTCGAAGACGTGTTCGGCCAGTGCAAGGTCGTCGATCAGTCGCTGTTGGGCCGTAGCAAGGGCGCGTTCTTGCAACAGTATTTCTACTGCGTTAACCGCGACTTTGGCCAGTGGGAGCCGCTGCCCGACGCGCTGCCGAAGGTCATGGATGCGATCAAGCCGGCGACCTATGTGCTGGAGCCGGGCGAGTATAAGGACAAGCTGCCGCCGCTTCACGTCGTCGAGATGCGCTGCGACATGGACATGGGGCCTTACAATACGATGAAACGCGAGTTCGTGCTGGAGCTGGGCCAGACGATCACAGCGCCGACAGCGGCCGTCGTGACGCAGAAACTACAGCAGCTCGCGGGCGGGTTTGTCTACGGCGAGGCTGGGCCTGAATGGCTGTCGGGTCACAAGTTCGACATGCTCGATGACATTCTCGAAGAGAACCAGCACGCCAACACCATCGTCGTCTATAACTATAAGGAAGAGCTGGCCGAGTTGAAACGCCGCTACAAGCTGACCACCATCGACGAAGACAACGCTGTGAATAACTGGAACGCCGGCAAGATACAACTGCTGGCGATCCACCCCAAGAGCGCCGGGCACGGGCTCAACCTGCAATTCGGCGGTAACAAGATCGTCTTCCTGTCGCTGCCGTGGTCGCTGGAGCTTTACGAGCAGACCATCGGCCGGCTGCACCGCAGCGGTCAGACGCGCGACGTGTGGTGTTACGTCATCCTGTGTAATAAAACTATTGACGAGCGGATATTCGAAAGTCTAAAAGACAAGCGAACATTGGCTGAGATCGCCTTGGAGGAACTGAAGTGAATTGGCCGGAACTCCAGAACGTGCTGACCAGCCTGACGGAACGAGAGGTATTGGACCTCTTGGAGGACGAGCGCCGTAACGCTCGGCGGTCCACCTTCATCATACGTCTGCACCAGCGTTTTACGACGCTGCGGATGTTGCGTGAACGGGCCGAATTGATGAGAGAAATAGATGACACCGCACGAACTTCTAAAGCTGGCCGGGGACGTAATCGCCGAGCGCGGCGCTAACTACGGCGGAATCGAAGACAACTTCCAGTTGATCTCCGATCTTGCCAGTCTGCGCCTTGGGCGCGACTTCCATCCTTACGAGATCGCCGTCATTATGGCGTGCGTCAAGAATGCGCGTGCGTTTGCGTCGCCGAATCACCTCGACAGCCATGTTGACGCGATGAATTACGAGATGTTCGCGGCGACCTTCGCCGAGGACTACATCATGTCGAAGCAGGGCTCGGAAGTTATCGGCTATCAGAAAAAGGCCGACCGCAAGCCCGCCAAGGTATCAAAGCCGACACGCGCTGCGAAACTTCCCGTAGTCAGTGACAAACTGAGCGAGCTGACTTCCTTTCGGGAGACTTCGGAGTTCTCGCGCGGCGCGTAACTGCTGATCGACAGTGTAGTTTACGAGCGGAGGGCAACCCCCGCTCGTCGACTGACAACCGCTAGAACCGACCAGCGTCAAGATCAGCAGCAGTCTCTTCCGTAGTTTTGGGTTTGGCAATTTCAGCCTGTCGCTTTCAATCGTGCTTGGTGCCGCCGGTCACGTTCCAGTCTTTGGCGGCGATAAGGCCGAGTCCGACCAGAGCGTTCTGGAGATCTTCCCAGTTGACCGTCTTCGTCTGCCACGCGTGCCAGAGGACGCTAATGAGCGCGAGAACGCCGGAGATGGTGGTGTATGGGCTGTGGATCATTACATTACGCCTCGGTAGTGCCATCCGATCTGGATGGCCAGTTTGCCTATCATCCCCACGGTCGCCGCCACCGCTGTGACGTATAGAAGGGTCAGGATTCGGGGGTCTGGCATAGTCGTCGAACCAAATCCTGAACCTGGGGGTTGGTCTGGAGAGCCACAATGAGCATGGCGTCGAAGCGGGCTTGCAAATCGTCAGGGGGAGGGGGCGGCTCGACGGCGTCCTGAGCCTTGATGATAGCGTCGCGATAGTCGTCCGCTATGGCCGCGATCTCTTTGGCGCGGTCGGTGCCGTTGATGATACGGCGCGCGTTTACGTAATCGCGTCGACCGTCTGCAATATAGTCAGATAATTTCTTGCCTGTAAAAATGCCCTTGGTCATGCCATCGAACATCACGAAAAGCGATGTTGGCCACTCCAGCGCTTTCTCGGGCGTGTTGGCGATCTTGTAGCGCTCGTAGTTGGTCTTCCACGTAAGCTGGACAAGCCCGCGCCCGTAGTAGGGGAAGTAAGGCTTGGACCGCAGATACGCCTGCGAGCCATACTCCTTGATCGGCTGCATTGTGTGCGCCGTCTCCCACTTGACCGTGGCGAGCATATAGGCGAGCTGGTCGTCCGTGACGCCGCGATAGTTGTCGTCGCGGTAGTTGATGATGTTCTCCATCCCGACGACCTGATCCTGCGTCAGCCTGCCACCGAACAGGCTGTTGCGGACCTCGTCGAAGA